GTCTTCTGTTATGTATTTAAATTACCTGAGTCTTATGGTGTAGAATATTCATCACCTGATCAACCTACAAAATGGTAGATTACAAATACTAGGTTCAGCTAATGGACACTTTGCAAATGTAGATTATCAACCCGATATTAAAGAGAGAGTATTTTTATATCTTTCCATATGACATGAGACATTGTGTTTATCCATTTAACGGTCCAGGTATGAGACGAACCTTGGCTGCAAATATGGATGTACAATATAACCCAATTCAAAATAGAGGAGTAAGCTAATGTTAGAGCCATACTATCAAATATTTAAAGACAGATTAAAAGAAGTAAAATTTAAAGATATGAAAACATTATTTCCTACAATGGATAAATTTAAAAAAGAAGTAAATCCTGATATGGAAAAAAATGGATTACTATGTCCAATTGTATTAGATAAAGATGGTGTTACTATTAGAAGCGGCACTCATCGCTATGAGTATTTTAAAGATAAACATGAAGCCACTTTATGCTATGTAGGAGTAAATGGAGATGAAACAAAATTTTTTCAATACTTAAATGTATTTTGTTGGAGAAATCATCCTGTGCAACAATCAGATTTTTTAAAATCAATGTATGAGAAAGGACAGATATAATGTACGAAAATAAAATAATAACAGAACCTAAATGGAAGAGTTGGATTATTCAAACGACAACCCCTTTGTTTACACCCGATCAATGCAATCAAATTATTGCATCAGGTAGAGCACAGAAACCACAAGAAGCTCAAGTAGGTATGAATAAACCAGGAGGTGGAACTGATACTAAAAAAAGAGTGACTACTATTAGTTGGATTCCATTTAAAGAAATGGGGCATATGTATCAGGATCTGAATACATTTATACAAAAAGCAAATGAAAATCATTTGGTTTTGGTGATATAAGAGTTACAGAAAATGCACAATTTACAGAGTACCCCGAAGGAGGGTTCTACGATTGGCATATGGATTGTGATGTGAACATGGAACATGAGCCACCTGTTAGAAAAATATCAATGACACTATTGTTAAACGACCCTAAAGAATTTGAAGGTGGAGATCTAGAATTAATGGCTCCAGGTAAATTTGCAAATCTTAAACAAGGTCATGCAATTTGTTTTGCATCATTTTTAAATCATAGAGTTAATCCAGTTACCAGGGGCATGAGACAATCTCTTGTCGTATGGTTTGGAGGTAAAGCTTTTAGATGATTAGAGAAGAATTTTTCCCCACAAGTGTTTTTGGTAAAGACATACAATTAGATAATAATAAACTAGCACAAGACATTATCAACTGGTCTAATCAAGATCAGGGAGTACAAAAAACAAATTACAAAGGATGGCATTCTACAACCGACATGGCATCAAAGCCGGAGTATCAATCCTTAGTCAACGAACTAATGATTTATGTGTAAAGATATGTTTAAAGAGGAATGGTTAGATAGAGAACCCGTCCTTGGTAATATGTGGGCTAACATAAATCCTAAAGATGGATTAAACCAACCACACATACATCCAAACTCATTATTTTCTGGTGTGTATTATGTTAAATCTAATCCACAAGCAGGAAGATTAAAAATATATGACCCAAGACCAGGAGCACAAATAGTAATGCCTAATAGAGAGAGGGTAAACCTCCTAAACATTTATGGAGAGATGCAAATCTTGATCCTATTCCTGGAAGAATTATAATGTTTCCGGCATGGTTATGGCATTGTTGAACCTAATCAATCTAATGATTTAAGAATATCAGTAAGTTTTAATTTATACAGAAGGGTTTTAATGTTTAGTAAATATCAAGTAATCAAAGGTGCAGTTTCTTATGAGCTAGCTAATTTTATATTTAACTACTTCTTACTTAAAAAGAGATGCTGTTAAGTATATGTATGACAATAACATAACCTATGATAATGGAATGTTAGGTACATGGGGGACACACAAATACCAACACCTATTCTCATTATGCTGATCCAGTAATGGAAACTTTAATGATGAAAGTATTACCTGTTATGAAACAAGAAACTGGTTTAGAATTAATACCTACTTATTCCTATGCAAGAATTTATAAGAATGGAGACACACTTCATAGACACAAAGATAGACCCAGCTGTGAGATATCTACTACTATACACTTAGGTGGTGAGCCGTGGCCAATATTTATAGACGGAACAGGTGCGGATAATGTTATGAATGAGAAACAAAATTTAGTTAAACCTGGTGCTCCAGAAGGCACAAAAGTTCTGCTTGATGTTGGTGATATGCTAGTATATAGTGGATGTGAATTAGAACATTGGAGAGAACCTTTTGAAGGAACTACTTGTGGTCAAGTATTTCTTCATTATAACCATGTGAATGGTCCTTTTGCAGAAAAGAATAGGTTTGACAAAAGGCCAATGTTAGGTCTTCCTTCAGGTATACAATAATCAGTATTTGAACTTAAATAATATAAGGGGTGTTGTTATTAGTAACGAATTTCTATTATAAATAGTCTTAACAATAATTATTTGATAAAATCATCATAATTTTATACCATATAACACTTATAAATATACGGTAAGGGAGATTATATGGCCGTAACTCAAAAAACAGCAGAAAACTTTAGTATAGACCAAGGCGCAGATTTTAGTAGAACATTAACAGTTACTACAGACGGATCAACAGCTTATGATCTATCATCATTGACACTTCAAGCACAAATGAGAAAAGGCTTTGATTCTTCATCAGCCACAGCCACATTTACAGCTTCTTTAGTATCTGCCACGTCTGGTACTTACAAATTAACACTATCAAATTCAACAACTGCTTCAATTACAGCCGGAAGATATGTTTATGATGTAGAATTAAATCTAGCCGATTCTACTATTGAGAAAGTTCATTATGGAATTATTACTGTAAACCCTGAAGCTACGAAGATATAATGAATGAATTACAAGAATTTTTTAAGAAGGCTACCGAAGAAAAACGATTAGCTGTAGAAAAGAAAAAGATACAGGAAGAGTGGAATAGAAAATTAAATCCTCCTATCGATCTTTCATCAAATGATTTAGGTAACTTTTTTGGTGCCGTAAATACATTTAAAAAAGAACATATATTAGTAACTAGAGAAATTAATAAAGAGGAAACTAAACAAGAAAGTAAAGTAAATGCTTTACAAGTTTTCTTTGATAAGTTAAATGGTTTTGAAAAATCATTGTCTGAACAAATAGAACAACGAGAGAAAGATGTATCTAATTCAGAAACTATTGACACAAAAGAAAAACTTACAGATGATAATGTAGTTATACAGACATTTACAGGAGATGATACATTTAAAATTCCTGAACCAAAAGAAGAAGTTAAAGAAAGTTTAGTTTCTAACGTGGCAAATCTAATGTCTGGAATGAGATTTAAGAAAGAAGAAGTTGTTCCGTTAAGTGATTTACAAAAATTACAATTAGAATTTAAACACTTTAAAAATATAGTTACTAGACAAATGGCTTCAATTGGTGGTGGTGGTGAAGTAAGGTTATTGAATTTAGATGACGTTGATACGAGCTCACTTGGTAATGGTAAATTTTTAGCATATAACTCTACGACTAGAAAATTAGAATTTACAGACCAAGTGGACGGTAATTAATGGCACTAAAGATAAAACTAAAAAAATTTACAGAAGCTTCAGGTAGTCCTACTACAAGTCAATTAGAAGATGGTGAAGTTGGTATCAATCCAACACAACAAAAGTATTCGTAAATAATAGTGGTAGTATTGTTGAGTTAGCTGGTCAATCTGATTTAGACTTATCTGCAGTAGGTCAAAGTATATTACCATCTGTTACCAATACATATGATTTAGGTAGTCCTACAAAAGATGGAAAGATATTTACTTATCTTCTAACTCTATTAACCTAGATGGAGCAACTATTTCATCTGATGGATCTGGCAGTATTAATATAGCGGCCAGTGGTGCTACTTTACCAGAAGGATCAAGAGCTGGTACAAATAAAATAGCAGTTGCCGTAACAGGTTCAGGTGGAGCAGAACAGTCAGCAACAGTTATACCTTTTTTTTCAAACGCAGGTGGTCTTTCAACAGCCAACGCAAACTTTAACTTTAATGCTACGGTTGATGACAAATTTGTATTTACAGGATCAAAAACATTTACATTATCTACGGGAGCTAATTTAGCTGATAGTAATATTACACTATTTCAGTTTTAACTAAATAGATAAGAGAGAGAATTATGGCAGACAAAAAACCAATACGAACAGTCTTTAATGCTGATAACGTAGCCACAGGATTAGCCGAGTTTCAAACAGGTGAAACTGTAGGTTTAGCTCATGGTGGACTAGGTGCCGCTTTATCTATTGGTTCAGCTGGTCAAGTATTAAAAGTAATAGTGGCGCTAGTGCTTTAGAGTTTGGCGCTGTTGAAGCGATCATTAACATTGATACAGCAACTGACTTAACATCACAAACATTAGTAGCTGGTGACCAATTTATGGTTTCAGATGATGGCGCAGAGGGTAGAGCAACTCTATCTCAAATAGACGCTGCTATAAAAGATGTAACTACAACACTTACAAATAAAACTTTAGCCGCTGGTTCTAATACTATAACAGGTTTAACTAATACTAACTTATCAGGTTCTGCTTCTATTTCAAATGCTAATCTAGCTAATTCTAAAATTACAATTAGAGATGATTCTTCTACGACAGATGATATTAACTTAGGTGAAACTTTAATTGTTGCTGGTGGATCAGGAATTACAACAACTGTAACAGGTAATACATTAACTATTGCTACTGATGGTGGAGTTGTTACAGAAACATCTACTGATACTTTAACTAATAAGTCAATTTCAGGTTCAACAAACACATTATCTAATATTGCTAATTCTTCATTAACAAATTCAAGTATAAACTTTGGTGGGGTTACAGTTGCTTTAGGCGCAAGTGATACTACACCAGCGCTAGATTTATCTGACGCTACAGATTATCCTACATCATCACTAATAGGTACAATCACAAATGCTCAATTAGATGGTTCTATTGCTGCGGGGAAACTTGCTGGTAGTATTGGTAATGATAAATTATCTAATCCAGGTTTTACAATTTTAGATGACAGTTCTACAAGTAACACAGTTTCATTAGGAGATACATTAAGATTTGCAGGTGGTACAGGTATATCATCTACAGTAAGTGGCGATACAGTTACTTTTTGCTATTGACGGTGGTGTTGTTACAGAAACATCTACCGACACTTTAACTAACAAATCAATTTCAGGTTCAACAAACACATTATCTAATATAGGTAATTCATCATTATCTAATTCAAGTGTAAACTTTGGTGGTGTTACTGTTGCGCTTGGCGCAAGTGATACTACACCAGCGCTAGATTTAACTGACGCTACAAATTATCCTACAAGTTCACTAACTGGTACGATAACAAATGCTCAATTAACGGGTTCAATAGTAAACGCTAAACTTTCAAATTCTGCTGTAACAGTAGGTTCAACTTCAATAACTTTAGGAGCTACAGCAACAACACTTGCTGGCATAACTGATATTACTGCTGGTTCAATTAATATTGCTGGTAATGTAATCAAGTCAGTAGATTCTACAGTTGTAGAAATTGGAGATGGTGATGGATTAAGTGTTGCTGGTAATTTAACAGTTTCGGGTAACTTTACAGTCAGTGGTGATACTACAACTTTATCATCTACGAATACAGTAATTACTGATAAACTTTATGAACTAGCTAACGGAACAACAGGAACACCTACAGGTGACGCTGGTATAGTTATAGAAAGAGGAGATCAAAGTAACGCATTTATAGGTTATGATGAAAGTGAAGACAAATTTAAAGTAGGTGTAGGTACATTTACAGGAGCTTCAACTGGTAACTTAACTATAACAACAGGTACACTACTTGCCAATATAGAGGGTAATGTATCAGGCGCTCTTACAGGTAACGCTGATACAGCTACAGCTTTAGCATCAGCAGTGAATATTGCTGGACAATCATTTGATGGTAGTGGTGCTATTACAATAGCGTCAACAGACTTATCTAACACATCTGCTATCGCATTATTAACATCAACACAAACTTTCACAAACAAGACACTAACTAGTCCAAAAATTAATGAAGATGTGGTACTAACAGCGACAGCAACCGAGTTAAATTACACAGATGGCGTTACAAGTGCTATTCAAACACAATTAGATACAAAAACAACACCTGCATTCGCTATAGCTCAAGCTGTGGCACTAGGATAAGAGTATAAATAGTATTATATAAGGAAAATTATGTCAACACCATCAAGTAGAAATAACTTAAAAGAATATGCTTTAAGAGCATTGGGAAAGCCTGTTATTGAAATCAATGCTGATGATGATCAGTTGGAAGATAGAATTGATGAAGCACTCCAATATTTTTCTCAATATCACTATGATGGTATTCGTAGAACATACTTAAAGTATCAATACACACAAGATGACTACGATAGAATAAACGCCAACACCTCAGAATCAATTACTAAAAACTCAGTTACTACTGCTTGGCAAGAAGGTAATGGATTTATAGTAGTACCTGAAAGTATTATTTCTGTAATCAACATTTTTCCATATTCTAGTAAAGGTAGTCAAAATCTATTTGACGTAAGATACCAATTAAGATTAAATGACCTATATGATTTTTCTTCAACATCTATTGTTCACTATGATACGGTAATGAGGCATTTAGATTTTTTAGATCATATTTTAGTAGGAGAAAAACCTTTAAGATTTAATCAACACGATAACAGACTATACATTGACCAAGATTGGAAGAATGATTTGGTGGTTGGTGAGTTTCTTGTTATTGAAGCATATCGTAAATTAGATCCAGATGTTTATACAGATGTCTATAATGATATGATACTAAAAAGATATGTGACGGCTTTATTTAAAAAACAATGGGGGTCAAATTTACAAAAATTTGCTGGCGTTACAATGATTGGTGGTGTTTCATTAAATGGTGTAGAATTATACCAACAAGCTGAACAAGAAATACAAAAAATAGAAACAGAAATTAGAAACTCATTTGAGATGTCACAACCACTTATGATAGGATAATGTCATGTCAACAAATCATTATTTTCAAGGTGGAAACGGAATTGGCAGTAACAATGAAAAGAAACTTTACGAAGATTTAATCATAGAAGGCCTAAAAATTTATGGCCAAGACTGCTACTATTTACCTAGAACATTAATAAACAGAGACCTTATACTTGGCGAAGATGTTGCCAGTAAATTCAATGCTGCTTATCTTTTAGAGATGTACATGGAAACCACCGAAGGTTTTGCTGGTTCACAAGAGATAGTTAGTAAGTTTGGTTTAGAGATCAGAGATGACACAACATTTATGATTTCTAAAAGAAGATGGCAAAATTCAGTAGATGATCCTGCTACAATGATTGTAGATGGCCGACCAAATGAAGGTGATATAATTTATATGCCTTTAATGAATAGTTTTTTTGAAATACAATTTATTGAAGATCAAGAACCATTCTTTCAACTTGGCAATTTACCTGTTTACAAATTAAGAGCTACACGTTGGGAATACAGTTCAGAACAAATAGATACTGGCGTTGCTGGTATTGACGCTGCTGAAGATAAGTATTCTTTAGATCAATTAGCACATCAAGTTAGTTTAGAAAATGAAGATGGCGCTCTGTTATTAGAGAATGATAGTGCTGATGGAACATCTAATTACTTTATCAATGAAGATTACGCTATACAAACACAATCAACCTATGCTGATAATTTAGATTTGGATAGTGCGGCTGGTTTCGATACAGCTTCTACAGCAGATGATATATTAGACTTTACGGAATCTAATCCTTTCGGTGATCCTAACAATGGAGTATTTTAATGTTTGGTAATTACTACTACAATGAGTCAATGAGAAAAATGACAGTAGCCTTTGGCCAACTGTTTAATAACATTCAAATCAAAAGAAAAGACTCTAGTAATGCTGTTATACAATCTATTAGAGTGCCATTGGCATATGCTCCAAAAGAAAAGTTTTTAACTAGATTGGATCAACAACCTGATTTAGACAGTAGGGAAATGGCCATTACTTTACCTCGTATGTCATTTGAAATATCTGCAATTCAATATGACGCTAGTAGAAAATTAAATAAGATTCAAAAGTTTAGAGCTGTAAAAACTGGAGCTGAAGGTAAGATATTAGATTATAACTATATGCCTGTTCCTTATAATATTTCTTATGACTTAAACATCTTTACAGCAACGGCAGAAAGTGGCCTACAAATTGTAGAACAAATATTACCTTTCTTTCAACCAGATTATACGGTGACAGTCAATGCTATACCAAGTTTGAATATTAAAAGAGATGTGCCTATTGTGTTAAATAATGTAAACTATGATGATAGTTATAATGGTGACTTTACAACTCGTAGAGCCGTTACTTATACACTTGGATTTACAGCAAAAACTTATCTATTTGGCCCAGCACAAACTCAAAAAGTTGTTAAAACAGTACAAACTGATTTACATACAAACACAACTGGTGATGAAAGTAGAGAGGTTAGAATTGAAATAACACCAAACCCAACAACCTCAGACGCTGATGATGATTTTGGATTTACAACAACTATCACAGATTTTAATGACGGAAAAATTATAATCCATCAACGGATACAGACGAATAAATAGTATATAAATATTACATTATGACAAAGTTAGAAGAAAAAGTTAATGAGATTTTAGGTATTGAAAATAAAGAGCCTAAACAAGCTAAAGAGTTTAAACCTTTAGTTCCTAGAAAAGAGAATAAAGAATCTCCAGATGTAGATAACGACTACAAATACAGCAGAGAAAATTATTACAATCTAATTGAAAGAGGCCAAGAGGCAATAGAAGGAATACTTGATGTTGCTAGAGAAGGACAACATCCGAGAGCCTATGAGGTGGCTGGCGCTTTAATTAAGAATGTAGCCGATACAGTAGATAAACTCCAAGACTTGCAAAAGAAACTTAAAGACTTAAAAGATTTACCAAAGACAGCAAGTCCTCAAATTAAAAATGCTTTGTTTGTAGGATCAACAGCTGAATTACAAAAGATGTTAAATAAAGATGAAAATACTAAAGTCAAAGACATCACACCCGAAAAAGATAATACTAAAGATTAGTGATTTAACTTATAATCATCATTACGAAAAGTATGATCCTAAACTTACAGATGGTGTGGGAGATATAAAAGACATTATGAATAATCCAATAGAAATTACCAAACACGTAATATCAGAAACTCCTAGATATGGAGCTGGTGGTAAAATATATAAAGAAAAATTATATAGTGTAATAAAAGGCAATCAAAGAGTAACACAAGCTGTTCGATTAGGTTATACACATATAGAGAGTGTTATAGTTGATGAAGAACACCCGAGTTGTGGTACAGATGACTGTTGCAAGGAATGTTAAATGTCTGAAAATTATTTAGGAAATCCGAATCTCAAAAAGATCAATACACCTGTTGAATATACACAAGAACAAATTGTGGAATATCAAAAGTGTGCTAACAATCCATTGCATTTTATGGAAAGTTATATTAAGATAGTATCACTTGATGAGGGTTTAGTGCCATTTAAGATGTATGGTTTTCAAAAAAAGATAGTTGATACCATTCATAATAATAGGTTTACTATTTGTAAACTACCTAGACAGTCTGGTAAATCAACAACTACAATTTCATATCTTTTGCATTATGCTTTATTCAATCCTAATTCAAACATAGCCATACTAGCAAACAAAAGTTCTACGGCTAGAGATATATTAGGAAGACTGCAACTTGCTTATGAAAATCTACCAAAGTGGATGCAACAAGGTGTTATTAATTGGAACAAAGGTAATATTGAATTAGAAAACAAATCAACCATTGTGGCGGCCGCTACATCTTCAAGTGCCATTCGAGGTGGTTCTTATAATATTATTTTCCTTGATGAGTTTGCCTTTGTACCTACAAATATTGCTGAGTCATTCTTTAGTTCAGTTTATCCTACAATATCTGCTGGTAGTAAAACTAAAATGATTATTGTATCTACACCCTATGGTATGAACCAGTTTTATAAGTTATGGACAGATGCAGAAAATAAAAGAAACGATTATATACCAATTGAAGTGCATTGGTCAGAGGTGCCAGGTAGAGATGAAGCTTGGAAAGAACAAACAATACGTAACACAAGTGAGGAACAATTTCAACAAGAGTTTGAGTGTGAGTTTTTAGGTTCAACAAACACTCTTATAAATCCTGCTAAAATTAAAAATATGGCGTATATGAATCCTATAAAATCATCAGGCAGTGTAGAAGTATTTGAAGCACCAATTAAAGGTCGTACTTATGTTTGTACAGTTGATGTATCCAGAGGTGTTGATAAAGATTATTCTGCCTTTATTGTGTTTGATGTAACACAAATGCCTTTTAAGGTTGTGGCCATTTATAAAAACAATGAAGTTAAACCTTTCGTTTTTCCAAATATTATAGAACAAGTTTGTAAAGGGTATAACAGAGCTCATATCTTAACGGAAGTTAATGACATTGGCCAACAAATTGCTGAAGCGTTACAGTTTGAGATAGAGTATGATAATATATTAATGACGACACAGAAAGGTCGTGCTGGACAAGTCTTAGGTGCTATGTACAGCGGCCGTGGTTCATCATTAGGTGTAAGAATGACCAAACAGATTAAGAGAATAGGTTGTGCTAATATAAAGACACTTATTGAGGGTGATAAAGTTTTAGTCAATTCATTTAAGATTATTGAGGAGATTTCAACCTTTACCAAAAGAGGACAGAGTTATCAGGCTGAAGACGGTTCTAATGATGATTTGATGATGTGTTGTGTTATGTTTGGTTGGTTGTCTAATCAACCTTATTTTAAAGAGTTAACCAATACAAATGCTCGTCAACAAATGTATGTGGATCAACAGAATTTGATAGAACAGGATATGGCTCCTTTTGGTATTTTTAGTATGATGGTATTAATGAACATGATGACACAACAGTAGATGAAT